ATTTATGAAATTATGATTGATGAATATACTAATGCAAAAGATGAATATAGAAGTAATATTAGTAAATTATATGATAATCTCTTTTCAGTACATGGTGTTTAAAATTTACTTATAATCAGTCTTTATTCAAAATAATTATTATATATTTCTTCTTCTCCATATTCTTCTATTAATTTAAATATCCTTTTTGGATGTAATGCTTTTGCTATTATTTCTTCTTTAAATTCTAAATTAGAATTTTGTAATTTAATATAATCATATGAAAATATAGATTGATTACATGAAAATAAAAACCATACAATATTATCTTGATTTTCTCTCAAAATTTCAATAGCATTAGGATTATCTGATAATAAATTCCAATTAATTTTATCAATATTTTCTTTAATAAGATCAATAGCATTTTCATTATAAGATAACATATACCAATTAATTTTATCTTTATTTAGTTTTAATATTTCAATACAATTTTTATTAATTGATATTTTAGACCAAATAACTTTATCAAGATTATTTTTTATAATATCAATAGCATTAATATTTGAAGATAAATAATACCAATTAATTTTATCAATATTTTCTTTTAATATTTCAATGGCATTAACATTTGAAGATAAATAATACCAATTAATTTTATCAATATTTTCTTTTAATAATTCAATAGCATTAGGATTGGAAGATAATAAACACCAATTAATTTTATCAATATTTTCTTTTAAAATTGAAATAGCATTAGGATTTGAAGATAATAAACACCAATTAATTTTATCAGGATTTTCTCTCAATATTTCTATAGCATTAATGTTTGTTGATAATATATACCAATTAATTTTATTAAGATTATTTTTTAATAAATCAATAGCATTAATATTAGATGATAATAAAGACCAATCAATCTTATGAGGATTTTCTCTCAATAAATCAATAGCATTAGGATTTGCTGATAATAAAGACCAATTAATTTTATCTGGATTTTCTTTTAATAATTCAATAGAATTAGGATTTTCAGATAAACTATCCCAGTCTAATTTTGATTTATCAATCCAATGTAATAATTTAAATGGTAACATAAATAATATTATTATTTATTTAATATATTAAATCACATTTTATATTATAAGTAAATATTGAAGGATTAGATGATATTAAATACCAATTAATTTTATCTGGATTTTCTTTTAATAATTCTATAGCATTTGGATTAGTTGATAACATACGCCAATTAATTTTTTCTGGATATTTTTTTAATAATTCTATAGCTGATGGATTAGATGATAATTCATACCAATCTATTTTATCAATATTTTCTTTTAATAAATTAATAGCATTAGGATTTGCTGATAATATTGACCAATTTATTTTATCTCTATTATCAATTATAAGTTTTATAGCATTTGGATTAAATGATAATTTACACCAACAAATTTTATTTTTATTTGTTTTAATTAAATCAATAGCATTAGAATTTGCTGATAATAAACACCAATTAATTTTATATTTATTTTCTTTAAGAATTTCAATAGCATTTGGATTTTTTGATAATTGTGACCAAATAATTTTATCAGGATTATCTTTTAATAATTCTATAGCATTAGGATTTCCAGATAAATAATACCAATTAATTTTTTCAGGATATTCTTTTAATAATTCTATAGCATTAGGATTTAAAGAAAGAAATAACCAATTAATTTTATTTTTATTTTTATTTAATAATTCTATAGCATTTGGATTTTCTGATAATTTATCCCAATTTAAATAATTTATATCAATCCAATGTAATAATTTCATATTATAATTAAAATCATTTTAAGTTTTAAATATTAATTTTATAAAAATTTATGATTTTTCAAAAAATTAAAAACAGAAAAATCATTAAAATCATGAAAATTTTCAAATATTTTTTTTATTTTATATGAAATACTATTAGTATCTTTTATAGAAGTCATATATTTAAAAGTATATGGATTATATGAATATTCCATATATTTTTTTAATTTATTTATATCATTATAATTAATAAAATAAATTTTAGTATTGTGATTATCAATTGGTAATAATGTAATAAATGAAGTAGAAGATTTATATTCTGATAAAAAGAATGAAAATGGGAAAATATAATATAATTTAAAAATATTATTTTTTATAAATAATCTTTGTTTTTTTATATTATAAAAATATTTATAATCTTTAGATATATCATTGAAATATAAATTAATAATATTTAAAATTATATGCATATAATTTACATTAATATTTATTTGCTTAGGATTAATATGATTATTTTTTAAATAAGGAGGATTATTATAAATATTTTTATAACTCCACCAAATAATATTATTTTTAATTATAGTAGTACCAAAATTATCACTATTATTATAAATAGTATTATGAAAAGGACAAACTATACAATTTTTATTATTAGTTAATTTACTATTTTTAAGATTATTGCCAATATGTTTACATGAATTTATTATAGTAATTGGATTATTTTCATTAGGAAACCATGTAATAAAAGGTAATGTACCTAATTTAAATTCATATAGATTATTTTTATTATTATAAATACCAACTGGGAAAAAATATCTGAACGTTTGTGGTATAATATATGTATTAGTTGATTGAATAAATAATAAAAATAGATATGAATGATAATTAATCATTAATAATAAATATTATAATTATTTTTAAATAGAAATAAGAAATGACTATTTTAAACCATGGGTATAAGGGTCAAGTAATGGATGTATATAATAAAAAAGATAAAAATGATACAAATACATTATATTATGAGTTATTATCAAGTAAATCAAAAAAAATAAAATTAATAACAATAGATGATGGAAAATATATTAAAATAAAAGATGTAGTAGCATATGATAATATATTAGAAATATTAAAAAATATGGATGGTGTATTAGTTAAAAAATTTATATATATATCATATATATTTGGAACAAAAAAACATAATTTTAATAATGAATTAAATGGATATAAAAGTTTAATAAAAATTTTTAAAGATAAAATAGAAGAACATACGACAATAAAAGAAGGATTTACATATAATGGTAGAAAAATATATGGAATGATATTTAATAATGATTATTATATATTTTTAGAAAAATGTTTTAAAAATTTAGAAGAAATTAAGTTTACACAATCATTATTAGATAAATGTACCAAAGAAATAATGGAAACTTTAAATATATTAAATGGATATAATTATATACATAATGATTTAAAACCAAATAATATAATTTTATGTAAGAATAGATTTAAAATAATAGATTGGGAATCATCAAATGACATAAGAAATCAATCAAAAACATTTATTGATACAAAAAATGGAAATATAGTATTTAATCATCCATTAAAATTTTATAATAAAGGAATTCCTTATTTTTTATATCAATATATGTATGATATAGATTTTGTTAATTATAAATTTTTAATAAATAAAAAAGCACCAAAAGAATTGAGAGAAAAAATAGATAATTCAATAGATGAATTATATGAAAAATATAATAAATTAAGTTATAAAAATAGTAAATTATCAGTTACAAATTATAGAACTATTGATGAGATAGAAGAAAATAAATATTATTATCTTAAATTATATGATTATTATGCTTTTGCTGTAACAATATATTATTTAGCAGAAGTAAATAAACTTAATTATAATAAAAAAATAATAAATCCTATATTTAAAAAATTTTTATTAAAAATGATTTAAGAATAATTTATAATAATTATTTAGGAAATAAATCCTATAAGATGACCACAAATTATCAATTTCAAGAAAAACTACGAAAACAGCGTGAAAATCCAGAAACATCACGTGCTGGTCTAAAATGGGAAACAGAAGAAGATAATGTATTAATTGATAAAATTAAAGAAGAGTTATCATTTTCAGAAATTGCTAGACAACTTCAACGTACAGAAGGTAGTATTAAAACACGTCTTATTGTAAAAGCATTGTCACTGGTAGATGATGATCATTCAATTACACTAGAAGAAGCAGCATCGCGATTTAAAATTACAACACAAGATATTCAAGTATATCAAGCAAATAAAAAGAAACGTCAATTTCAACGAATGGTAAATCATCCAGTAAATCTTCAAATGGTATATTCACTACTATTAGAAATTAATTCTAAACTACAATAATTAACTTATTTTATTTTTTATAAATATATAAAAAAATGATTTATATATTTAATTACTTAAATAATAGATGGAAGAATTAAGAAATACAGAATTAAATACATATCCATTATTTTCATTAAATGGATATACTACATATGCTAAAATATTAAGAAATTATGATGGAGATACAGTTAATATTATATTTATGTATAAAGAAATACCTATGCATATAAAAGCTAGATTATATGGATATGATACTAGTGAAATGAAACCATTATTGGATGATCCAAATAGAGAAGAAAAAAAGAATAAAGCATTAGAAGCAAAGAAACGTTTATGGTATTTATGTACAAAACAAGAAGAAGAAAAAAGTCATAAAACATTAATAAAAATTAAATGTGGTAATTATGATAAATATGGAAGATTATTAATTACAGTATTTAATGAAGATTATGAAATAGATCCTCTTAAAACAAATAATGAATTATTTAAGGATTCAATAAATAACCAAATGATTACAGAAGGACATGGATATCCTTATTATGGAGGGACTAAACAAGATTTTTAATTTATTTAATAAAATAAATAACAGTAGCAAGTATTATTAATATAATACTAATAATAATTAAAGAAGCAATAATGGCAAAATAAATAATAAAAAACCAATATAAAAATGCTTCTTTATTATTATAAGCACAATTACAATTTTTTCTTATTTCTCTTAAATATAAAAATAATTTAATAAACATAATTAATGTTACTAAACTAATAATAATTTTAAATATATATATTGGAGGATATGCTTCAAACATTTCCCAACATTCAAAATTACTTACACTAAATAAAATAATACCAACAATATAGAAAAATATCATAAATACAAACCATTCTTTTACATAATCTTTATATGGTATTTTAGAACAATCACAATTTGCTAATTTTTCAATTTTAGATAAACTGGTAATAATTATTATAAATAAAATAATACTTAATGTTAATGATATAAATAAAGGAATATTACCAATTTGACATTTATTAAATATTTTATCTATTTTTGAAGATTTTTTAGATAATGTTCGCATTTAAACTTCTAATATTTGTAATTATTTTATTTTTATATTTAATATAAATAGACAATGCGAACTAAAATATATAAAGAATATAAAGATATAAAAGATACAGAAAAATTACTTAAACAACAAGTATTTTTATCAACATATATTGATAAAGAATATGATAATATTGATAGAATGTTATTGTTTCATGGAATAGGATCAGGTAAAACATGTAGTTCTATAACAATAGCTGAAACTATAATGAAAAAACGACCTCAAATGGAAGTATTAGTTATATTACCGGCAAGATTAAAAACTAATTTTATAGATGAATTAATATCAGAAACATGTGGATTTAATAAATATATATCAGTAAAAGAATATGAAAAATATATTGATGTAGAAACTACCAAAAAAGAGAAAGAACAAATACGTAAAGTATTTTTAAAAAGAATAGAATTAAAATATAATATAATATCATATGAAAGTTTAAGAAATCAATTATTAAAAACAACAAATTTAGAAGAAACTATAAAAAAAATAACAAATAATAAAATAATAATAATTGATGAAGTACATAATTTAATATCATCAGGAATTGATAAAGATAAACTTTTAGAAATAATTGCTAATAATAAAATAAAATCAAAAACAAAATCAATAAATAGTATAATATTAAGATTATTAACATATTATACAAAAGATGAAAAATCTACAAAAATGTTTTTATTAACTGCTACACCAGTATTTGATAATTATGGTCAATTTATAGAATTAATGTTAAATTTACGTCCAGATTTATTAAATGAAACTATTCATAAATCAGCAACTGATATCAAAAAATATATAAATTATCTTAAAGGAAAAATAAGTTTTTTTAAAATAAAAGATAAAAGTGCTTATCCTAAAGTAATAACTAATAATGTACATATCAGAATGAGTGATACTCAAAGAGAATTAATAGAAGAAATAAAATATAAAAATATTAATGATAGTTTATCAAATAGTGATGATGATAAAGGTAATATGTTTTGTGTAGGTGAAAGACAACTTGCTATATCAGCATATGATATTAGTAAAGCAAAAAAAATATATGAAAATTTGAGTGAATATGCTCCAAAAATAAAAGAAATAATAGAATATATTAATAAAAATCCAGGAAAACATTTAGTTTATAGTAATTTTATAAAATATTGTCTTGAATTAATTACATATATATTAGAAAAAGATGGTTGGAGTAATTACACAAAGAATGGTATAATTCCATATAAAACATTTGTATTATGGGATGCGTCATTAAATGATGAATCTAAACAAAATGTTAAATCAATATTAAATTCACCTGATAATATTGATGGTAAAAATATAAGAGTTATATTAGGTTCTCCTTCAATAAAAGAAGGTGTATCATTTAAACATGTTCAATATTTACATCAAGTAGATCCTGTATGGAATACTTCAGCAAAAGAACAGATAGAAGGAAGATGTATTAGATATAAATCTCATGAAGATATTCCATTAGATCATCCATTTTTAAGAAGAACAGTAACTATATATAATTATATATTAACTAGCCAAGAAGATGATGTAGATGAAAATGGTGTAAAAGATACATGTGAATATAAAATATATTATAAAATAATGCCTAAAAAAGAGGCAATAATAAATATATTAAATAAATTATTATCAAAAGTATCATTAGATTATTATTTATGGACAGCGACAGAAGAATCACCAAAAAGTCATTCTAAATCATCTATAATATCAGTATCAGAAGAACAGATGGAGTTATCAAATTTATTAAATAAGAAAAAGAAAAATTATACGGAGGTAAAATGTCCATCAGGAAAAATATTAAATCCTGCTACTGGAAAATGTGTAAAAATAGATGGTAAAATTGGTAAAAAAATAATATCTGGTAAAACTGATGATAAACAAGATAAACAAAAGCCTACTTATACAAAAGAAATATGTTTAGAATGGAAAAATAATAAATTACGAAATCCCATAACAAAACGTAAAATAGAAGCTAATAAAAGTGTTTATAATACTTTTAAAAAGAATTGTAGCGATATAGTAACACCTAAAATTCAATAAGTTTTTTTATTTTTATGTAATATTATAAGATATGACATTTTTTGATGTTATAATAAATAATAATTATGATAATTCATATTTATTAAATAAAACATCTTTTAATATAACAAATATAAATGATATTAAACGTATTGATTTAAAAGATTTAATGTCATCATTAAATAATTTTGAACTATTAGGAAGTACAGCAAATGCTATAGCAACATTAATAGAATATGATATAAATAATTTTAGATGTTCTAGGATGTTTTTATATTATATAGAAAGATTAGATACCGATACATATAATATAAATAATTCAATAAAAAAAATATTAGAATATGGATATTGTTCATATGAAGATTATCCATATGATGTTAATAAAATAAATATAATACCACCAGATGACATATTTGAGAAAGCAAAAGAAAATAAATATAAATTTGATATAATTAAAATAAAAAAAGATTTACAAAGTTTATTATTATCATTAATAAATAATGAACCATTTATAGTTAGTATAAATGTATATGAAAGTTTTGAAATATTATTAAAAAATAATCAAACAAAAATTAAAATACCAAAATCAAAAGAAAAATTAATAGGAGGCATAACGATAGTAGTATGCGGGTTTGATATTAATTCACATATATTTATAATTAGATATTTAAATATGTATTTAGAACTTCCATTTTTTTATTTATTAAAAGATGATTATTCAAGTGATTGTTTTATATTTATATTAAGATCATTTTATAAAACATTAATAACAATAGATAATAATATAGATGTTTCATCATCTATTATAAATAATAAAAAAATAACAGATTTACGTAATAATTTTCCAGAAGTATATGATCAGGGTAAAATAGGAAGTTGTACAGCAAATGCTTTATGTTCAATATTTGAATATGATAGTAAATATAATTTTAGAGGATCTAGATTATTTTTATATTATAATGAAAGATTATTAATAAATGAAACAGATATAGATAAAGGTGCTTATCTTATAGATGGAATTACATCATTAAAAACATATGGAATATGTGATGAAAAATATTGGGAATATATAATAGAAAATATATTTATAAAACCAACAAATGAAGCATATATAAATGCTAAAAATAATTTTATAATAGAAGCATTTACGATTTCAAATAAAATAGAAATAATAAAAGAATGGTTAGATAAAAATGAACCAATAGCAACAGGAATACCAATATATAGTAATTTTATATCTTCAAAATCTGGAATAATAGAAAATCCTAGTTCATCTGATATATTATTAGGAGGACATGCTGTAATTATATGTGGATATAATGATTTTGATGAAAGATTTATAATGAGAAATTCATGGGGGACTCATTGGGGAGATAATGGATATTTTTATTTATCATATTCATATATATTAAATATAAATAATATAGAATTATGGATAATAAGTAAATCTAAATTTTATTCTCAATAATTTTTAATCTTTGATTTAATTCTTTAATACCTTCTACTAATAATCCTACCATATTACCATAAGAAATATTATAATAATTATTTGAAGTTTCTTTATTAATATTAATAACTTCTGGAAGTATATTCATAACTTCTTGGGCAATTAATCCAGTTTCAGTTTTACCAGTATCTGTTCTTTTATATATATATCCATTTATTTTTTCAATTTTGTTAATAGAATCAGATATTTTTATAATATTTTCTTTAAGACGAATATCTGATACATTACCAACAGTACCTTTTACAAATATATCTTTTTCTACATTAATATTACATGAGAAATAAGCATTATCACCTACATTTAAAATAAAACCATTTTTAGAAATAGCATTACTACCAATATTAATACTAATATTTTCATTAGGATAATCAGAAGCTATACATTTAAAAAAAGGTGTATTATTAATAGTTGAAAAATTAATATTACCATAAACATTTAACATACAATCAGATGTATAAATATTATCTTTAAAATAATTATCCCAATTATTAGGATTTAAATTTTGTTGCATAAGAAATCTATAAGGATAACCTAATGAAATTTTATTAGTAAGATTAGTAGGAATTTCTTGAGGTTTAAGATCAAAAATAATATTATTAGAACTACCAAAAGATAATTGATTATTTAATTTATCATTAAAATTTGTATGTTTAAAAATAATTCTATTATTAATATTATCAATTAAAGAAAAATTATCAAAATTAAGATAATTTTTATTATTACTATTAATATTAATAGAATAAGAAGAATTTAAATTAGACATGATTATAAATGGATAATTATTACTATTATATCCATTAATAGATATAGATGGATTAATATTACTATTAAAAGAATTAACAGATAATCCAGTAGTATTATTAATAATATTAATATTTAAATTGGCAGAATTTGAAGAGATATTAATATTACTACCTATAATAACTTTAATATTAGGATTAAAAAGATTTGAATTAATAATTAAATTACAACCAAATATAGAATCATAATAAAAATTACTGCCAATAATATTACTAGAATATATAAATGTTGATAATATATTGCTACTGATACAATTATTAATAGTTGCTGAATTAACAATAAGATTAGAAGTTATATTAGAATTGATAAATGCTTTATTAATATTAGATAAATTACATAAACTAAAATTTATATTATTTTTACCACTAACAGCTGAAATATTAGCACATTCTAGATTATTAAGTCTAGATTTTTTATTAACATATAAATAATAATTATCAGAACTATCTTTATCACCTAATGATAATTTTCCATCAGATGTTAAAGATACACTAAAATTATTATTAGATGAAGCATAAATTAAATCAGAAGGTTTAACATAAACATACGTAAGATAATCTACAAATGATTTTAATTGATATAATCCTTTTTCAATATATAATCTTTGAATAATAAAAATACTAAAACTATTAATATCATTTGGATTAAAAGAATAAATTTTTTTTTTAATTTCTTTTAAATATAAAATAGAGGGATTATTAATAACATTAGAAAGTAATGTATTAGGTTTTAATAAATAAGAAGTGATAATAATTTCTTTATAATTAATATAACTACTTTCAATAATTGGAGTAATAGATGTATCAATAGCAATAAAATTAGGATATTTAATAGTATAATTAATAACATAATCAACATCATTAAAATTAATACCAATAATAGAAGGATAACTGTAAATATTATAAGGAATAATAGAACTAATATTATATGTATTTATATAATCATTATTAATAAAATTAATAACAGATAATTCACATATGGGTGGATTATCGGCAGTAGCATCATAAATAGTAGTATTAGAAGTTATAGTAGGAATAAAATTATCATAATTAGTTTCAATAGTACCTATAATAACATCTTCATTATTATAAATAGGTTTATTTTCAGTAGTGGCAATAAAAGTAAGATCAATAATATTAGAAGTTCTATAATTTGAATTTCTATCGTAATTTAGATTAATATTAATAACTGGATTATTTAAAATATTTCTATTATCATCACGAACATCTATAGATATTTGATTTTTAATATAATCAGTACCAATACCAATATAACCTTTATTATTTATAATAAATTTATCATTATATTTATTAACATTAGAACAAATTTGAATAAAAGAATTACTATCATAATTATTTAATTTAATATCAATAGGCACAGTAGCATAATTAGAACCAATACCAATATAACCATTTTTATTAATAGAAAAAATTTTGTTACTAGAATTATCATTAATATTTTTATTATAAACATCAATAATATTACAATCAATACTATATTTATTAATAATTAAAGATGGATTTGGATAAATAGTATCATTATCAATTATTATTGAATTTTTTACAGTATAAGTAGAAACTAATAAATTTTTAAAAGTAGCATAATCAATAAGAATAGGTGAATTAGGATTAAAGGCGTTAATATTACTAACAATAAGAGATTTAGAGTCATTTATAATAAGATTATCATCAAATTTAATAATAGAAGAATTAATAGTTAATTTATTAGAATTATTAAAATTAACTTTAAGATCATTATTAGTAACTTTAAAATTAATATTATTATTATTATTAACAATATTAAAACTATTATTAGTATTAGAAAAATTAATATTAAGATTAGAATTAATATTAGTTATATCATTAAAAGTATTGATATTTGATTTTATAACAATATCATTTATAAAAAAACTTTGTTTATCATTAGCTTTAAATATATTAGAATTATTGTAATTAAAGACAATAAAAGAATTAGAAATACCAATTTCTCCTATATTCTTATAATTAATAATAGCATCATTATAAGAATTACCATCAATATTAATATTAATTATATTAGAATCAGTATATGAATTAAATTTAAGTCTATTATCATTAATATTTTCATTAGTTAGATTGCCAATAACAATTGACATATATCTATTTTAAATTATTATATCTTTTATTTTTTTAAATATAAAAAACTATTTAAGGATAATTTATATTATAATAAATACGAATGTATTAAGTATTATTTATTATAAAATATAATATTTTATTTATTTTTGTTAATTAAAGCGGAGGGTTGCCCGAGTGGTCTAAGGGGGAAGACTTAAGATCTTCTATGCGTAAGCATGCGTGGGTTCAAACCCCACACCCTCTACATTTTTGTAGTAATACTCCGCTATAATTATTTTATTTATTAATAATAATAATGGAAGAATTAGATAAAGAAATAAAGACATTATTATTAACACCTACAACAATAGAAATAACATATGAAAATGATATAGAAGAAATAATAAATAAAAATGCTGAAGGATATAAAAAATTATATGATGCTTGGTTATTAGAACAACCGATGTTTATATCAGATATATATAAAACACAGATGAGAGATTTAAATTTTGCTGCGAGAAATAATCAAACATCATTAAATAATTTAAATATATTTTTGAGTGAGGATAATTATACAGAAGCATTAAAATTTATTACATATATGAGAAAAAGAGATTTAACATATGAAAGACAAAAATGGACAATATTAAATCCATAATTTATTTTTTTTATTCATAAAAAATAAATTAAAATGAATGAATTATTGATAGATATGAATCTTACTGACTTTAATAATAATTATAAAAATAAAATATTAATAAAAAAAAATACATTATGTTATGATGATATTATAAGTTATATAATAAATTCTTATAAAAATAATCCATTTGATATAAATATAGATTTAATTACAAATATACCAAATATAGATTTAAGAACAAATGATATAATATGGGATAATTTAATAAATATAGAAAATTTTATATTAAAAGAATTAAATAATTATTTTAATTTATTATCTTTGGATATAATTAAAAGTTTTATTTTTATATATTATAATGATGTATTTGATTGTTTTAAAGATTATATGGATAATAATTATTATATAGATATTAAAAAATGTAGTAAAAGAGAATTTTATTTAAATTTAATAATATTTACAATATATTTTAATACTAATATATATAATGATGTATATAATAAAATTAAATTATATATATTAAATAATACTTTAATAATTATATAAAAACAATTAATGAAATTATATATAAATGATTGTAGGTGGTATTTTAGTAACAATAGCATTAATTACATATATATTTTATAGACCTAAATTACCAAATAAAGGAAGTTTAAGTTATTATAGATATAATTGGAGAAAATTATAATAAATAATTAATAATTGTATTAGCTTTTGTTTTACCAATTTTATCTATTTTAGTTAATAATTCTATTTTATCAGAAGAATCATTTAAAGCATTTATTAAAGAAACTAAAGAAGGATATTTATTATAAATATTTTTTGCGATTTCTTTAGAAATAGAAGGAATTTGTGATAATTGTAATAAATAACAAGTTTTTTTATCTATATTTTTATTTTTTTCTGTTTTGATTTTACAATTATCAATATAATCATTGGTATTATCATAATTAATAAAATTTTCAGGTTTATCTATAATTTTAGTAGATAATAATAATAATAATGTAACAGTATCATCTATATTATTAGTAAATAATATATTAATTTTATCTCTATATAATGTATGTAAATATGAACTAGTTAATATTTTTTGATTATTTTTATTTTTAATAGAAGTTATATTATCACCTTCTATTATATAATTTATAGAATTAGCATTTGTTGTTTTTAATCTAATTTTTTGTTCTTTATATCTACCATCTTTAATAGATGCCAATAAATCATTAGTAGTTTTTCTTTCATATATATATAAATATGAAATATCATTATAAAAAAAAGATATATGGATATCACCTATATCTAATTGTTCTTTAATTATTTCAATTTTATTATTATATATATCTAAATCTCTATCTTTAATAATAGAAAATAAAGAAGTTTCTCTATTATCAATTATAATTTTAATCATTTATTATTATAATGAAGTTTAATCTTTATTTTAATTTTTTTCTAATAGCAATTTCTTCAAAATTTTGTGAATAACTCCAATAATAATTATCAAAAGCTATACTATTCAAAGGATAAATATTATAATAAGCCACCCATGCTCTATTTTTAGTATTAATATCTTCAACTAAATAAAAATCATTGCTAACTGTAATAATTCTAAGTTTAGCATATTGAGGAATATCGTCTTTAAAAAAATCATATTTCATCATAAAATACATATCCGATATAGAAGTCATTTAAATATAATTATATATTATATTTTTAATTCATTTTTTATTTAATATAATTATATATTAATAGAAATATGTATAAAGAAATAAAACCAAATAATTGGATTTTACCAAATCGTATAGGATATAGTGAAAAGATATTTAAAACATTTAAACCACAAAATTATTTTTTAAATTTGAAAAATAAACTTAAATGTAAATGTGATGATGATAAATGTGAAATAGATGATAATAAATTAAATTTATATCCACAACAGCTTTTAATAAAAGATTATATGTATTTTAATAGTCCTTATAGAGGTATATTATTATATCATGAATTAGGTGCTGGTAAATCTGGCGCATCAATAGCAGCAGCAGAAGGATATATAAATAAAAAAAAGATATTTGTATTAAGTCCAGCATCATTAGCGGTTAATTATGAAAATGAAATAAAAAAATTAAGTTCAATTGGATTAAATTTAAAGAAAGATTGGTTTTTAGTGAATGTAGATAAAAATAATGATGAAGTACAAAAAATATTATTAAATAAATATGCTATTGATATATCTATAATAAAAAAAGATGGATTAATATGGATTCCTATGTATGAAAATGATATTCCTAATGCTAAAATATTAAAAACAAGCGTAGATGATAGTGATAAATCTTTAATTGATTCAATTATAAGTCATATAATTAAAAATAGATATACTTTTATATCATATAATGGATTAACAGCTAAAAAAATAAAAGAATTAGGTACATCACCTTTTGATAATTCATTTGTAATAATAGATGAAGTACATAATTATGCTAGTAGAATAGTAAATGGAAGTAAATTAGCACAAGATATTTATACTAAATTAATGAATGCGACTGATTGTAAAATAATATTATTATCAGGAACACCTATAATAAATAATCCATATGAAATAGCAACAATAATAAATTTGATAAGAGGATATATGAATGTATATGAATTATTATTAGTTAAAACATCAAATATTATAGATGAATTAGATTTATATAAAAAATTAAAAACTTCTAATTTATTAAATATAGTAGATGAAATTACAATAGATAATGAAAATAATAAAATATTAATAAGTTTATTACCAAATGGATATAAAAGAGATTCAGATAATAGTTTAACTATAATTAAAAGTGATTGGACATATAATAATAAAAAGGCAATAGATAATATAATAAAAAGTTTAAATAGTATACCAAATATAAAAATAGGATCAAAATATAATACAATATATTATAGCGCTCTTCCAAATAAAAAAGAAGAATTTGATAAGATATTTTTAGATAAAAGTGATGAAGATAATCCAAAAATAACAAATAAAGATTTATTTATGAGACGAATATTAGGAAGTTTAAGTTATTATAGTATAAGTGGAAGTGAATTATTTCCAAAAAGAAATCCAGATATAATAAGAAATTTAAAAATAACAGATACTCAGATAAAGAAATATATTGAAGTCAGAGATATTGAAAGAAAAATGGAAAGTGGAAAAAAATCAGGTGTTCTTGATAATAAAACATCAGTTTATCGTGCTTTTAGTAGAATGGTATGTAATTTTAGTTTTCCCGAAAATATAGAAAGACATTATCCAATGGATATTAAATATTTAGTAAAAAAAGAATTAGATGATGCTATAGAAGAAAAAATAAGTGATGATAAAGATAAAGCACCTAAAATAACAGATAGATATGAAAAAGAATTAAAAGATGCGATTAATAAATTAATAAAAGGAGATTATTTATTATATGATAATGTTAAAAAAACATTAAGTCCTAAATTTGCTAGTATGTATGATGATATTAATGATTCTCCTGGATCAGTATTAGTATATTCACAATTTAGATCAGTTGAGGGTTTAGGTTTATTTAGTGAATTTTTAATTAAAAATGGTTTTAAACAAATTGATTTAAAGAAAAATAATGGTAAATATGAATTAATAGATACAAATATATTTGATGAAATATATGATAATAAGAGATTTGTAATATTTGATTCGGATAGAGATAAAACAAGAATATTAATGAGTTTATTTAATAATGAATTAAAAGATGTACCACGAGAAATTTCACAATATATTTCAAATGAAAAAGATGAATTATATAAAAAAGGTAAATTAGTTAAATTATTTTGTATTACAGCAAGTGGTGCTGAAGGAATATCATTAAAAAATGTAAGAAGAGTTCTTATAATGGAACCATACTGGAATAATATAAGAATAGATCAAGTAATTGGACGAGCTATACGTTCATGTTCACATCAATTATTACCACCAGAAGATAGAAATGTAACTGTATATAAATATATAATGGAATTTACACCAGAACAATTAGAAAAAAATTATTCAATAAATACAGTAGATAAAGGTATAACGACAGATGAACATATTGCTATGATGGCAAATAAGAAAATGGATTTAATAAATCAGTTTCTAAAATTTTTAAAAGCAAGTTCATTTGATTGTATTATAAATTCTGTTCAAAATAAACCATTAGAGAATGGATATAAATGTTATAATTGGGCAATAGGTGTAAATAATGATGATTTATCATATACTCCAAATATAAAAGATGATTATAAAATAATGAAACATAAGAAATATCAAATATTAAAAAAAAATAAAGGAAATGTTATTTTAAATAAAGATAATGAAAAATATGTAATAGTAGATGGTAAAACATATAACTATTATAGTTATAAAGAAGCTGGTATATTAATACCAGAAGAAATATAAAAGTAAATTAATATAAATAAATAAGTTTTATAATAAAAGAAATGACTTCAAATAAATGTATTTATAGATATATAAATACAGGAAGGTCATGTTGCTTTAGAACAAAAAATAAATATTGTAATATTCATTATAATAATAGAAATAATATATATGAAATTATAAATGAAGCAACAGATAATAAATATAAATTACAAACAGATGATATTTATAAAATTTATAAATATATATATGATAATGATAAAATATTTGTTAAAGAATTAATGTTTAAAACATTTTTAAAAATAATTTATAATAAAAATATAAATATATTAATAAAATTATATCCATATTTAATATTAAAAAATAATAAAGAAATAATATATGATAAAATATATAAATTAAATAAAAATACTTATGATATAGATGAAAAAAAAATAGTAATAATTCAAAATTTATTTAGATATCATATAATAAAAGATCATTTTTATAATAAAAATATAGAAAATAAAATAAATAATAATGAAGATCCATTTACATTTGATAATATAGTAGATATAAATATAAAAGAACGATTTATATATAATGACGGTATAAATTATTATTGTTTTAAAGCATTAGAATTATTATATTTTATAGAAACAAAAGAGAATAATTGGAATCCATATACAAAAAAAGAATTTGAACCTAATATAAAATATAAATTAAAATTATTTATAAAATATAATAAATTAATTAGTAAAAATGATAATAATAATTGGACATCTGTAATTCAAGCATATACAGATGTATCCCAATCATTAGAAAAAATAGGATTTTATAATAATACAGAATGGTTTCTTAAATTAACAACAAAACAAATAAAAAATATAATAAGATTATATAAAATAATATCAGTAAATGATGATATGTATTTTAAAGAAGAAAATATACATGAAAATAATATATTTTTTGATTTTGCGAGAGAGATAATAAAATTATTTGAAGATGGAAATTCACATTTTATTTTATGTTGTAATTTTATAAAAGCTTTAAGTATATATAGTAATGATTTTTATAATAATTTACCCGAATGGATGTCTGATATAGAAACACCAATTAATTTAAATACAAATAATATATTTTATAGATTATTAAATAATATGGAAATAATATATTTAATAAATATAGTTGATAATTAAAAAAATTATAAAGCTAATTTTAATTCAATATATTCTTCATTATTATTACATCTTCTAGTAACAATTTCTATTGTATTTTTTAATATATTATGTTCAAAATAAACAATAATATATTTATCATTAATTTCAATAACTATATAATTATCATATGTACCAATATACCAATTATCCATATTTAATTTTCTAGAAATTTTACATCCATATTCTCCTAAATTACAATAATCTATATCTATTGGATTATTAATTAAAAATGAACTAACAGCATAACTATCTGTTATAAAATAAACTTTTTTAATTTCATTAATAATATTATCAATATTAGACATTTATTATATTTTATTATTATAAATATATCAGTTTTTATTTATAAAAATGGTATATCAATTTAATGAAACTGATGAAAAAAATAATAATTATTATATTTATAAAAGAAAAATAAGAATTAGTATAATAGGATTTATTTTATATCTATTATTATCTACAACTATTTCATTTAAAGTGCTTAATTTAATATTAGAACAATTTGTACATATAATAATATTAAATGAAAAAAATGAACCTTCTATTTTAGCTAAATTTATTATGGCTTTTATTATAGCTATAATATTATTTATTTTTTAGCTTTACCTCTCTTTTTAGTTTCTTCTACTACAACTTCTTCTTTTTTATCTTGAGGAATATCTTCTACATATTCTTCATCATCACTATTATCTAATTTAGTATTATTTAGACTAGTCACAACATCTTTTACTTCTTCCTCTTCTTCCTCTTCTTCTTCTTTCTTTTCAGTATCACTATCTTCAATAAAATTAATATCATTCGTAATTGATCTTTGAAATTTACCAGTAATTAATTTCCATGTACATCCAAATTTACCTCCAGCAAACCAAATACTATTTAATTCTACAATTAATTGAGCTTTTCCACCTTTTAGTTTTGTAACAATATCTAGTAGATCAATTGCTTCTCCATTCATATTATAACTATTAAAACTAAATTTATCATTATCATTATCATAAGGAAGTTTAAAACGAATAGTTGGTGGATATTTACCAACAACTTTACCAGTAGCTTTATCTTTATCTACTTTAATAATTGGAGAGAATAGACGTGCTAGAATAGCTTTATTATTATCAAAATCATCTTTAAACCATGATTGTCTAAATTCATAAGCATCATCTACAATTTTAGTTTCAATTTCTTTAAGTTTATTTAGAAATTCATTAATTTTAATATTTTCTTCAAATCCTTTAAATGAAAGATTAATATCAAATTTTTTATCTTTCTTTTCAATTTTAGCTACATCAATTTTAGCATTTTTATCTTCATAACTTCCTTCATTTACACCATATGGAAGATACATTACAGGAGTTTGAACACGAAGTTTTCCACTACCTCCAACTGATGGATCAAGATAATTAATATATACAGTTTTTGCTCCAGATTTTAGTAATTTTGGTTCAGAATATTTAAGTGATGTAACTTTAATTGATTTTGGAAGAATGGGCGAAGACATTTTGATTCTTGTTTAATATTTATATTTAATCTTTATATAAATAAAAATCATTTTTTTATTTTTTTTTCTTTATTTATTTTTGATTTTAAATTATAAATACTTGAGTGTTTTAAAATATTTAAATCTGTATATTTATGATTACTATAAATGGGAGCTGCTAAAAAATGATTATCAGTATTTTTATTATTATTTTTATTCATTTTATTATCTATTAAAATAACATATAATAAAAAATGATTTATAGTTATATTATTTATATAAATATTATAAATGAGTGTAAATATAAATAATAAACATGAAGTAAGAAATAAATTAATAGAATTATTTAAATCCGATTTAGATTTATCAGATATTGAATCAAGAGATCTAGAAATTGGTATATTTAATTCATCTATTGATTATGCGAATTCTATTAAAATTCCTTTATCATGGACATGTGATTTATTTTCAGATACTTATCTTAATATAGCAATTAGTGTTTATTCAAATTTAAATAAAAATTCTTATATTAAAAATGAAAGATTATTAGAAAGATTAAAAAATAAAGAATTTGCTCCTCATAAATTACCATATATGAGTTGTGAAGAAATGTTTCCAGAAATATGGAAAGATATTTTAGAAAAATTAGAAAGAAAAATTAAAGGTGCTTATGAAATTAAACAAGTTTCTATGACAGATGCTATTAAATGTGGTAAATGTAAAAATAATAAAGTTACTTATTATGAACTACAAACAAGAAGTGGTGATGAAGCAATTACACAATATTTTAATTGTATTTGTTGTGGTCATAAATGGAAATGTTAAGAATTTTTCTTTAATTTACTTACTAATAATTTAATTATATAATCCTTATCATCTTTTATAGATTTAGTTTTACTACTAGATTCATTAATAGTTTTCATAGTTTTACTACTAGATTCTTTAATAGATTTAGTTTTACTACCAGATTCTTTAATAGTTTTCATAGATTTATAACTAGCAATCTTTTCTTTTTTTACATAAATAAGAATTTTATCATCATTATTAAAAGAAAAACAACTAATATTAGATTGATGTAAATTACATATTTTATTATTAAAACATTTTTCTTTTAACATTTCATTTTTCTTTTGATTCCAATTATATTTAACAATTGAACAATTTGATAATATATTAGAATTAAAATAATTATATACATATTTTTCATTATTACATTTAAATCCAATTGTAGCATTTGGATTATTTAATATACATAATTCTAATTCATAAATATCATCATTTAATTTAATGATATCATTATAATTATCTACACCAATAAAATTATAATCATAATATATAGAATTATATTTAGATGCTTTATTTGGATTTTTTTTATAAAATTCATGATATTTATTTATTAATTGTTTAGATTTAGAATGTAACTGAGAATGATATAATATAATAACATCAGGTGTATCTATTAATTTATCTTTAAGATTTTCATCATCAGTTTTAATAATATAATTATTAGTAAATGAATCAAATAATAAAGTAATATTTGTAATATTTAATATATTATATACATATGAAATATGTTCAGGTGTCCATTCAGATGTTTTATATGATTTAATATTTAAAGATAATAAAAGATCTATAGGAGTAGTTTTAGAATATATTTTTTTAGTATCTGTAGATTCAATTAATTTTAATATAAAACTTCTAAATAAATTTGAATTAGATAAATATTTAGATTTTTGAGATATTATTTTTTTAAAATATTCACTAAATATTAATGATATAATTATAGAATTTAAATATGCTTGATTAAAATGAGGTATTACAGTAAAATTACAATCCATCTTAATTCTATTTATTTTAAGATATATAAATAATAATTATACTAATAAAATAATGGAAGGACTTAATAATTTAGGTTCAACATGTGCTATTAATAGTTTAATTCAAATATTTGTAAGAAATGATAAATTAAGAAATTTAATTTTAAATAGTAATACATTAGAAGGATCATTTACAAATGAATTAAAAGAAATAATAGACTTATTATATAATAAAAAACATTCATTAAGCCCTGTTAAATTTATTAATTGTTTATATTCTAAATTTGATGGTATATTTAATAGAAATGAACAAATAGATATTAATGAATTGTGGTTTTATTTTTATAAAATAATAAATGAAGAATCATTTTATGAAAATGAAAATAAAATAAATAAAAATCAAATTACTAATTTAATAGATGATCATGATTATAATTTAAATATTTATAATGATAATAAAAAAAGTAACATAATGAATTTAGTTCAAGGTTCATATATTAATATGATACAATGTTCAAATTGTAATAATAAAACTCATTTATTTGAACCTTTTATAACATTATCATTAGACATTGAAGATAATTCTACTATAATAGAATTAATATTAAATTTTATGAAAAATGAATATAGAGAAAAAGATGATTGGTTTTGTGATAATTGTAAACAAAAAACAGCATATATTAAAACTACTAGAATATGGAAAATTCCAGAAGTTCTATTTATATCATTAAATAGATTCAAAGATATAAATAAAAAAAATAATAGTGAAGTTATTATAAATGAATATATAAATTTTAATGAAGGCTCAATTCTTAATCAAACAACTAATATTAAATTTAAATTAGATTCAATTGGATTACATTATGGTAATATTGAAGGTGGACATTATACAGCATTATGTAATATGAAAAATGGATTGTATCATTTATATAATGATAATAATATAAATGTTATAAAAGAAGAAGATTTATTTAATAATTTTAGAAGTTGTAATGCTTATTTAGTTATTTATAATAGTATAAACAACACAGAATGATTCAGATGATATAAAATTAAATTCATTATTAAAATTAGTTATATTATCCCAATTAAATTTTATTAAATTATTATTATTTATATCATAAATATGTTTTTCATTATTATAATGAAATAATATGATATAATTATCATTTAAATTAGATTTAATAATACAACTATCTAATTTATAATGAATATCATTAATTATAATAGTTTCAGTAAATAATTTAACATCAGTTATATAAGTATTTAAATTAAATTTATTTTCATAATTAATAAGAAGTTTTTTTAACGGAATATTATTTTCTTTTTGAATAATAATTATTTCTGGTTTATTTTTTAATTTAGTAGTTATAATATCTTCTATATCATCATTTATAGTATCATATATAATATAATTATTTTTTTTATAATTATATTTAATATAATTATTAGTTTCACAATAAAATTTATTATCAAATGATATTAAATTAAAAGTTTTTAAATTAGCATATGTATAAAAATCACAAATAAATAATAATGGAATTTTATAATTATTATTTAATATAACATATTCTCTATAATTATCATAATTACATAATGATAAAAATTTTAATAATAATATTTCAGGAGTTACTATTTTAAAAAAATTTATTGTATCTTTTGTATTATAATAATATTTAATTAAAATAGTTTTTATTATATATAATAATGTTTTTTTATCTGAAATATTTTTATTTAATATAAGTTGTTTAAATGATGTACTATAAAATGTCATTAAAATTCCTATAAATGTATTAATATCTGTATTATTATTGTTAGATAATGTATTTAAAATATTTTTACTATCCATTATTATAATCAAATTTTTTATTAATTATAGTAAATGATGCTAATCCTTCATTTAATAATTCTCTATGAAAATCTTTAATAGTTCCTTTATTTTTTTTTAAAAAATCATCACGTAATTTTATAATATGTAATTTTCCAGTTAAATAACATAAAGCTTGTCCAGGCATACATATATATCTATCTATTTCATTAATATTATCTGTTTTCTTTTTGGGCATATATTTATCCATATAATCATAAGCTTGTTTATATGTCCATCCATAATAATTAATACCAGTATCTACGACCAACCTAAGTTTTCTTAATAAAGCAAAAGAATTATTATCTTCATCATAATTTTCACAGTATATTTCCATATAATGAGCAAATCCTTCAACTAATGCTATATTAGAATAATTATACATTTTATATTTGGGAATATTCATATGTTTCATATATTCATAATGAAAAAAATGCATACATTCATGCATAATAAATGAATATATTTCACTTTTATCAACTTCATAATAATAAGATAAATTTACAAATATTTTATTTTCAATATCATTATAATATCCTAAAGGAGAAGTTGATTCTAAAGTATTTGGTACAGGAACTATAATAAATTTTTTTTTAGGTTTATAATCAAAATATTTATCTATAATATTATCATATATATGTTTAGAATATTTTATACAATCATTCATTAATTCAGCTTTTGATTTATATGTTTCTTTAACTTTAATAGGTTTAGTAATTAGTTTTTTACCTTGTTCATGTAATTCTTCAGGTGTAATATTTAATCCTCCTAAATAATCTTTAATTATTTTAATATAACATTCTTTACCATTATTAATATAACATAATCCTATTTCATTTCTACAATATGGATAATAATCTTTTTTTATAAAATTATATAAAAATTTATATTCAAGAATATCTTTAATTTGAACTAAAAATTTTTTAATAATAATTTTGGGAAAAGTAATTTTATATGAGATACCTTCTTTAGCTCTTTCTATTGAACTATTTATAATTTTTAAAAAATCTTCTTCTCTAGATTTTTTATAATATTTATTTTTAGGATATATTTCATTATTATCATATATAAAATTATTTATAAAATTAACATAAGATGAAAATATAAGTAAATATAATTTATTATTAATATAAAATTCTTCATAATTTAATTCTTCATTTAATTGAATATCTGTAGTATATTTATATTTAAAATTAATTTCTTTTATTTTTTCTAAATATTCACTACTCATATAATTTTCAATGTGAGATATTGATTCTTTATCTTTTATACCATATAAATATCTATTAGTAGGAGAAATTTTAAATATATCATTCATATATTTTTCATAATCGTTTTTAGCTTTTACCATTAATCTAATTAGAATAATTATAATTATTTAAAAGTAGAATGAAAATTATATTACCTATAATAGTTTTTTTAATAATATTAATTTTTATTATTATAATTTTAAATAGTAATATTTATTTTTCAGAAAATTTTGAAGGAAGTAGTTATAATCAAAATACTATTGAAGATCTAATTTCAATTTCATATATACCATTTAATCCTTATTTAACTGAAAATATTAGTGAATATCAAGTTATTGAAATATATAAAGAAGTTTTAAAAAGATCTCCTACAAATGTTGAAATTAAAGATAAAATGTATTCTACTAAAGAAGAATTAACTGAAGAATTATATAACTCATATGAATATGAAAGAATGATAAAAATTCAAGATAATTTAGCAATAAGTGGTATAGAAAAATCAATTGCTCAAAGAAATTTATTAAAAAAAATAACTAAAATTTATAAAGATTATTATATAAGAGAACCAGATGTTAAAATATTAATACCATTAAAAGATTGTTATATTCATTTAAGAAGTAATATATTTTTATTTATTGCTTTTATTCAATCAAAAAATTTTTCAACATTTGAAAATGAAGTATTATCAACTACAATATTAACAAAAAAATTATTATTAGAAATATTTGATAAATATTATAATTTACTTGAATTAAAATTAATGGCTGAAGATAAAATAAGAAGTACAAAAGGAAATCTACAATTATCAAATGTTAAAACAGATATTAATTATGAAAAATTAAAAGATGAATTAAATAAAATTGTTGCTGATCCTATTATTAATAATAATCTTAATAAAAATATATTAGATATTGCGTTATCTAATACATCAAATACTACTAATTTTCTAGATCAATTAAAGGCTTTCAGAAAATCAGATCCATTAATAACACCTATAACTGATATTCCTTATACCACAACATCACAACAAACTAATGTAAATACTAGTAATAATTTAAATTTAGATGAAATAAAAAAATATTTTTCATCTCAAATTAAAATAACAGAACCATTTACTAATAATAATTCTACAATTAGTGATATATTTAATAATAGTAGAGTAGGATATATATATAAATAAAATATTTTTTTATAATTATTAAATAATGGATAATGATATTAAATATTATTTAGACATAAATAATATTACAACATTATATGATTATCTTATAAATAAAAATTTTTTTACTATAGAAGATTTAGAAGATTATTTATATTTAACAGAAATAAAAGAAATATTAATAAAATATTATTATTACGGTTATGATAATATGATTGATTTTATTCAAAAAGAATTAGAAAATCCTAGTTCTAATTCTGATATAAAAATGAGAATAATTAAAACAATAAGTTATATGTATATAGATATATGTGATAATAAAATTAATAAAACATTTCATTTAAATTATGATATTAGTAATAATAAAAATATTATATCAAAATATTATAGAAATAGTGTAAAAGATTTATATTTATTTTATATATTAAAACTTAAAAAACAAAAAAATTATTTAAAAATAGTTTCTGTATAAAATAATAATGGATCAATATTCAATAAAAACTATAGATGATATACATTTAGTTTATAGTTTTAAATCTACAATGATGTTAAAAGTATGGTTTATTATTGAAATTATTATATATT